ACGCTCGTCCATGATTTGCCGCTTCCAACAGTGCGCTCTCAATAGTCCCAGTAATGGTACATCTATCGAAGCGTATTGCGTCTGGTTCCAGATAGAAGTGGTGTGGTTTGTTCGTTTGAACCACATCCAACATCTTTGAAAATGAGGCATCGAGTAATGCGCCGGTGTAATAACGCGATTCCATGCCATTGGGCATTTCTGCCTTTTTGAAATTTCTTTTGAGGAACTCCATCTGATCTAGTCTCTTCCATAGCACCGCATGTTTTTCCTTGTCTGCTGGTGTGTACTTGATACCGAACTTTGCTGCTTCTTCCATGTACGCCGCTGGATCGTAAAGATCACGTACGCTCTCATGTACAGTGAACATGCAGTCATCCCCGTAAAAGGACGCTGCTACCCACTTGTGGAACTCTGCTATACTCGCAAGCCAAGGCTTCTTCAGTGCGTCAGATCTCTTGCGCCATATGTAATAGGCGTATATGTGATGAATGAAGCAGTTATCTGGGCCTGTTCGCGCTTGTCCTGATGGATTTCCTCCAGGTAGAAGAGTAACAAAATCTCTGTACAATATGAGTGGTCTGCACTGGTATCTCACAAGTGTCTTTCTGATCGTGTCGTCTTCTGCCTTCCAGTTTGGATCATTGACTTGATACATGCGATTGTAGATCCAAAACAATCGCTGCATGACACAAAGGGGAACGGTGGAATCCCAATTGGACGCGTCTAGATCATATCCTATGCAACTGGTTTTTGAATGCCAGTTCCACAGTTTATGGAATCCGAGCCCAATGGGACTCATTCCGATCTTACACGGGTTGACTTCGTGTAAATCTGCTACTGCTGCACATGCCGTGTGCATATACATACGGCTCGCCACCACCAAATCCATTGGTGATGCGAAGAACGCTCTCGTTCCTGGTTCATCGTAAATCCTCTTCAATTTTCGCGGCTCATCCTTCAATGTGGCCGTGTTGACACACGCTATTCTAATACTCTGTTTAGCGTGATCGATAATTGCGCTGATTCCCGCGTGCAACATCCTTCCTCTCTCGTCTTTGCGAATATCCCAAATCATCTTATTCTGGTTGAACTCCAGATATGCTAGCTTCTTAGCATCGAAGCCATAATGTTTGTATGGATAACCCGCACTTGTGTCTCGTTGAAGTGGGTTACTCGATCGAATGTAACTAACTCCGTTAATTGCCTCTGTCCTCGTGCATACTTTGAGCTGTATGCCATGCGATTTGACTAAATCCGCATAGTACTCCGCTATCTCATCAACGACTTCGTTGAGCAACTCGATATCCATTTCGGCCTGTGGGTGATTGAACTTCTCAACGCCATCTTCATAAGGCATGAAGGGCACTCTTGGTCGAGGGTCGTTCTTATCTAACACCACTGGCTCGAAATCGTTATCGAGAGCCAACGGACTCCGCCAGAACCGGGTCTTGGTGCTCTGGTACTGGTGTATGACCTGTTTTGCGTCATGGTCATATGTGACGCCCAACACTATGTAATGCCCGTGTCGGAAAGGCTCCAATGAGGCTATCTGCTGGTGTTTGCAAATCTTAATGTAATCCTCATTTCTTGACATGTCCCCGTGAAACCAATTTTTCCTTACCCATTCCTCCGATGGGCCAGGCCAGTTATTGATTCTATCTGCCAACTCTCCTTCTTGCTCGTAGGAGCAGTTTTTGAACGTGAACGGCTCAAAGTCTTGTTTGTATATTGGCACTCCCACTCCAGATGAGACAGTCGCCGCGCTGTGATACGCGATTAACTTCTCTTTAATCTGAGGGTTTGTGACAATGATCATACTGCCGCAATCTCCTTTCTTACTGTTGATTGGTGCATATGATACGCCGGTGGCATGGCCTTTATATAACACTCCAAAACGTTGGGTTCCTTCAACAAATACAGTTTTTTCGTCTTCCATGACGATATTATTGAGCTGTATTGTTCGGAATCCTGTATCGGGTGATATGATAACAAACCATCCTGTGAGACCTCCTCTACTCTTGATCATTCCTTTACTAGGTATGTGATGCAAGATGCTCTTGTACATTTGATCTCTCTCTTCAAGCTCAAAGATAGCAAGATCTCTTCGAGCGTCGATGAACACAACACGTGGGTGAATGATTCTCCCTTTCATGTCAAATGCATCAAGTACTTGACCTACTTGTAGCATCGCGTGCGCATGTGCGTTCGTAACTCCAATGATGCCAGATATCATCAAACCACGTAATCGTATGTGGGCTGGTGAACCGATAAAGATCTGGTTGTCGGCGCAAGCTCTTACGACATCATTGGCGCCAGGATCGTACATGGCTTCAGATTGGTAACCTTTCTCGTCACTCGCATCTGACAGCTGTGTGTCCTTCAGGTGGATTGGAATGATCGGTAACTCTTGCAACTGATTCAGTGGCACGATCTTCAAATCCGCTTCGTGATGGAGAGCTGCAGGTTGATTCGCTGTTATCTCTGCATCTCCATGTCGACTAGGTGCATAACGCATTTTCTTTGTTTTGCCTGCGTTAAGTGTAGTCTTCCTGACAGCTTCATCTTCTAGGTGCTGTCTCACCGTTGCCGCTATTTTTTGTGCTGGAGTGCGTTTCTCCTTTTCTTCATTGCTCTCGTGTAAAAGTGTAAAGCAATGTTCACATTCAGAACTATGGCAATCCTTACAGTATGCCATTCTCCTCGTCGTGACTCTAGCAGCCTTTGGGGTTCCCTTATGACAAGGGACGTCAGGCAATGGATCTGCTATATCCATATCCTCACCCCATCCTTCATTCATTATCTTCGTCAGGCCAAGTCTCGCTCCTTCTTCGGGCGTGAGAGACTCATTCAAAATCTTCGATAACTGAACCATTCCCCATGTGTCTTCTTTCTTCTTCACCTCTGCGGTGGATTCGTTCTTCAGTTTCTTATTGTCGTATATCGACATAAAGCGGGAAACAGAAGCCCATCCTCCAACACAGAACTTCAGTAGAAAGAATATTCCGTCGACACACTCAAGCATGATCTGCTTGCCGGTATAGTCCCCGTCTCTCATGATCCTTTCTTCTCTCTCTACTCTGTCTTTCAGTACTGCGACATCTTTCGCTGTCACCAAGGTGTCATAGAATTTGCAGACTCCTTCTGTAGTTGAAAAAACGAATACCTTGTCAGTCAAACATATCGTAACTTCTACCTTGAGTGTTGTTTTGACCTCCTTAGTATTGCAATTGATCAAACACATCCGGAGATCCCGTCCTAGACATCGATGGAAATTCTTGAAAACGTTCAACAGTTGAAATTTCTCTTTCCATGTGAATCCTACAATGTTTCCTTTCTTTGCATTCATCATAATTCCAGTTAGCTCCGCAAATGACTTTTCCTCTAGTTCAGTGCTCTTCAGATCAAGTAAAATGTGTTGTGATGGTATCTCTTTTCTCCACATTGGAATGTCTTGTACCACTTCTGTTGATCTTTCTTTCTTGGTTGGTTTCCAATTAGTGATTTCACTCACAATGTCTTCAATTGTTACTGCTCTTGATTTCGTAACCATATCAACTACTTCCTTTCTCGTCCACTTAACTCCTGTCGGTAATGGGATAGGTAATTTTCTAAACTGCGCTAATGTCCCAGAAGGTGATAATTTTGCTTCAAACACCACGACTCTTCTTTTGAACGCATCAAAGTCTCGTCCAACTTCATCAAACGCCTTCTTGTAAAATTGAGAAGTGTTTCCCGCCATCACAATTGGTTTATTGTCAGGCGTGTCATGAGCTCCCCAAGTCATATCGCAACATACCTTTAAACGAGCCTTGTTTCCAAAAACCTCATCGTTCGTTTGTAAGTCACAATTTGCATCTTCCAAAGCTGCAAGCAACCACGATTTTCCAACATTAGGGGGTCCTAACAAAACGTAACTTTTGTTATATTCATTGTGCGCATGATTTTGGTATCCATGATGTTCCCATTGAGGCGCTAACCTATGTATCTCATTATCAAGATCCACATCTTGCATCATTTCCTGTCGTCGATTGTCTCTCCTATTGTTGTTTCCTTGTCCTTGCCTCCTATTTCCAGGTGGGTGTTGAACGTTCCGTCTCATATCTACTGGTTGATTAATCAACAATCCACGCATTGCTGCTGCATTTTCATCAATAATCTGTTGCATCGCAGGAGTAATATCCACTTCTTCGTCAGTGTCAATTTGATTTTCATCTTCTTCTTCCTCTGCCGGTCTGTCAATCAAATCATACATTCTTTCAAAAGTTGCTCTGTATGAACACTGTGCCATGTAAATTTTGTGAGCTAATTGTTTTGGCGTCACAAAAGGATTACCAGGCATTGGTGCATATCCCGTCGCTCCACGAACTGGATTCATCAAACACAGCGTCAAGTGTTTATGATCTCGTCTGTAATGAGTGCTCTTCACTCCATTACGC